CCAAGGGCTTCATCGATTTCGTGGATGGATTGTTCCGAGATAGGGAACTCTGATAACGAAAGTGTAGCAGAGAACCTTGACAACATTCTAGGCATTTTGTTGCCTCACTTTCATTAGGGCTTGGAGATCGTAAGTCGAACCCCGTTTCTCAATTCCAAACTTTCTAACTGCTCGATAAACCTCTCGCTCTGTCATTTGTAGCCAAGCTGCAATTGCCTCGATGTCGAGAAAGAATCTGCGATTCGGATTGCTCATTGCTAGTGCCACCAATCTCAAGACCGACCAACTTTGTTTACATCCAAAGCAACTGACATCTTGTGACATTTGTTCGACATCAATGACAACAAAACGATTGCAGTCATCAGTCGGACAAGGAATCCTTCTTGCCTGTTCTTTGAACTTTTTGGCGGCTGCACGACCCCTAGCGTGTAGCCCCCAAACTTCCCCTGCGAAGTCTAACGCCCACGGCTGAGTCAATGTCCAAGAAAGGTGAGCAATGTGGAACTCACAGGTTGCCTGGACTTCAAGGTCAGTAGTCGGCTCCCTCTTTACTAACGCAGGCGGTGTCAACTGCCGGTCGCGCCTGATAATGCCTTCCCACCCGTGAAGGATGGCAAGAAGGTCAGTAGCCATTGAAAAGTCCAAGGCATTGACATTGATACCGATAGAGCGTTCGGCGCTGACCGCGCCACTGCCGGTGCGTGATGGCTCAAGGTAGAAGCCTGCCTCGAACTGCAACTGTGGCAACTCCTTCAAGGTAGCTCGCAGGCGACCGAAACAACTGCGACACTCGCCTTCAGTTTCTTTCTTACAGACTAGACATTGCATCAGAACGGCCTTTCCACATAGTCGAGTTCTTTCCAATAGTTCGGCGGTGTCACTTCAAAAAGTTTGAATGAGGAGCAGTGATGCTCTCCCAAGATGACCGACCTCTTGGTCTTGCCCCACTTGATTCGGTTGGCACTTCTCTCAACCGCCTCAAAGGACACCTTGGTCTTGTGACACTCAAAGGTCATTAGGTTGTTGATTCGTTTAATTATCTCTTCCTCAATGGTGAGGACAGGGGTATCAAGTCGGCGAGCAAAGCCAGCCCAACTTATCCCTGCCCAAATGAGGGCTCCGCACCTTGAGCAATTGATAGGCTTAAAATCTTGATTCATCTGTTGCCTAAGGGTGACTGCCTACTGTTTCCCGTTCCCCCCTTATAGGGGGGAAACGGGGCAACAGTTAAGGCACTCTTGTCGGTGGTGTTTCCCAAAAGTGAGGGAAACAGTTGGGAAACAGGGAAACAGTTATTCATTAGGCACCCAAGCCTTAACATCATTGGCATAAAACTCGGATTGAAAGCCATAAAGAAACTTCTGACCTTCTTTGCGATGAGTCAAATTACCCTGTCCAACCAAGGTGTCAAGGACATATTTCAGCTCCGAATCCTTAATTCCACTGCCCTCAGTTCTTAAAAGTTCAACAATTTGATTTCTGCCCATCTCGTATCCGTGACGGCGAAGAAGGTCGCAGACCGCTTCCATCTTCTGTTCCCTTGTAGAAATCTTGACAGTTCCACCCGATATGGACACCGAAATCCCACCATCAGGCAGCGAGCGAAGGTTGGCAACGCCGACCGTCTTGGCATCGGGGCAGATGGCACGGACAAAGCCAGGCCTATCCTTGGTGCAAGTTATATCTAAGGCTCCGTCAATGCCTCTGCCAAATGGCATCGCCACCGACACGGCAAAGGCCGCACCGTCAATGTCAGCTCTCTTGGCTTGGGCTCCGATGGCATAGTTGCCTCGGTTGTCCTTTGATTTGGTGACATGGTCGATGGTGAGAATGCCAGCGCCACCGATCCTTAGAGGCTTCAAGATTGTCTGCGAAAAGAAGGTGGCATCCTTATTCTTCTCTAAATCAAGACCCATCAGGTTCATCGCGGCATTGACACCATCAACGACAATCAGACTTGGCAGATAGGCCATAATCTCAGTCTTCATCAATTCGCCAACACCTGCTTCCAATTTGGAGTCAGGGTTTGCATACCTAAAGAACTTAAACTTATCTGTTGGCACCTTCATTGTCTTTAAGCGATTAAGAATGCCTCTTGCCGAGTCTTCAAAGTCTAAATAGAAGACAATGTTGTTCTTGGCAAGTTCTTGCCTTATCGCTTCCAATGCGAGCCAAGTCTTACCGCTTTCAGATTCGCCGAAGATGGCATTTATCTTGCCTGCATAGATAAGACAGTTGCCATCTTCTCGTCTAAGCATTGATGGCGCAGGCTCATCGGCTAGTTCTAGCTCTTGAATCTGTTTAGGTATCCAAGAGGATTGAAAGGGTTGGCCTTCTTCATCGTGGAGTTGAACTAGAGCAGGTGAGTGAACTTCTAAGGTTTGAAGCTCTTTCCTTGCCTCGCCATAGCCTTGCTCACGCAGAGCCTTGGCAGAGGCGGTGAAGTTGCCTTGATGTTCAACTATTGTGAAGACTGCAAACTTTGAATATGACCGCTCGGGCTCAAATATCGTTGATGAGCTAAAGATATGGAATTTGTCAATGCCAGCGTGATTGGTAGTTGCGCTAGTGCCAAAATCTTTTCCTGGTCTGCGCCAAGAAGTTGTGCCATCAGGTCTGGTAAATAACTTCTTCCATCCTAGAGGCTCAAGTATCTGCTCCCAAGTGACTCTCGCATTGTAATCATCCCCAGGGGTTAGACCTTCGCTCTTTTGCTTAATTTCTTCGGTAATGACTTCTTGCTTAGGTATTGCATCAAAAGTCATAAATAAACGATGAAGTTCGTTGCGCTCGGCAACCGTCAGGGTCGGAATTGACACAGGCGAGCCTGCCAACATCTCCCATTTACCACCTGATGGATGGCAGGTGCCATTTGTCGGCGCGACAATGACAAAGCCGCCCTCGCCTCTGGTTTCGGCTAGGACATCAATACCGCCATTTTCGCCAGGCTTTCTTGCAAGTTTAGTGTTGCCAGGAACCTCGCCATCAATGCGATAAAGCCAATGCAACCCACCTGATGGTGTCATCTCAACATAACCATTGTTGATGCGATCCCAAATTTCACCAAGACCTGCACTCAAGGCTAATTCTTTAATTTGAAGGTGCATTTTGTCGGCAACTGCTCTGCCTTCTAGCTCTAACATCTCAAGGTTGCCTGATACTTTTCCACAAATGACACCGACACCTTCGGCATTTGCAAACCAACGCATCAGTTCTTCCGTTGTCGGCCTTCGCTCCTGATATTGCTTCCAAGAATCAAGTCCTGGCCTCTTTGAGCCATCAGTTGCAACCGGCACAACCGAAATGCCTTGGTTAGCAAACTCTAAGGCTCGCAGCAAGATGTCAGATTTCATTTCTTCTCCCCCGTCATAGTTTTACTTCTCCTTCGGAAATTGCTCTTGTGGCCAAATACTTTTCAAATTCTTGTCAAAAATGTAAAGATAACGATGCTTCCTTGACCTTGGAACCCATTTGCCTTCAAAGCCTTTTGACTTACCTCTTGTCAGTTTGCGACCATCGGAAAAGAAAAAGTCGTTCTTCTGTGGAGTAAGTCCGTGATAAGTAAAATTGCAGGCTTGATAAATCGCCCCATAATGGCGACTTGAATCTGCATAAGTTATGACTGCCCGAATGTTTTTCTTCTTCAAAGCGCGCAGACTATAACCAATCAACTTTGATCCTGCGTTTGTGCCATTGAGGTCAGGCCTAAGCACCATTCTCGACATCTCAAGAAGGTCGGGATAACTGCCTCTCGGTAATCCAAAGGCGCTCAAGGCCGAGTTCGGCACTGATAAGGGAGAATAAACAACTGCTCCAATAACTTCCCAACCTTGTATTAGTCCGAAACAATACTGACCAATAAAACGAGTTGTTCCAAGGTAATGATGCCTTGAAACAAGCTCGTAAGCCGCCGAGTAAGTTATCTCGGAGCAAGTTTGGAGCGGTGAGGTCGGATTCGCACCGCCATCTGAAAACAGGAATGTTTCCTGTGTTGCTCTTACACCATCACCGCAAATCATTAAATTGACCACCATCCCCTAATCGTTCCCCCTAGTGGGCAGATGTTCCAATCTGCCTTGCCATCTCTTATCCATTGCTTATGAAGTTCTATTTGAAACTCGAAATCTGTTTCGTGAGTGTCACGCCCGCAGTCAGGACATATGGCAACTCCAATGGTTTCGAAGATGTGGCGACAAGGCTTCTCTTCCTTCAACACTTGATGGGTCATTATTCACCTCTAAATATCCTTCGAGTTTTAATTGTTCGACAATTGCAAGACCCATCTGAAATGGCGTATCAGGCAAGGCCATTTCATATAATCGCCACAAGATATTGGCAATCGCACCTTCGGGCGAGTGGCGGCTCATAGTAAGAACCCCTCATTGTCACTCACTGCAAACTCAATCCTGGCCTTAGCAATTGGCAAATACTCATCGGTCATTTCAACTCCGATGAACTTAAATCCCTCATATATCGCAGCCTTGCCAGTTGAACCTGAGCCCATAAACGGATCAAGGACAGTTCCGTTCGGCGGTGTGATTAGTCGGCACAAGTAGCGCATCAAGTCTGTTGGCTTGACTGTTGGGTGATGATTCTGACGATAATTGTTTGTGCGATTGCGAGGATTGCTACCGCCTACGCCACCTTCTTCTCTTCCATCGTGGTCACGCTTTTCCTCAAACCCATCAAGGCCCTCATTCCTGTCGCGCTTGCTCGCCTTGGCGCAGTAAAAGAAGCGGGCGGCACTGCCACTGTCGCCATACCCAGGGTCGCCTGCTTCAAATTCACCAGCAGGAACATTTGTCACACTGCCCATCAATTTCTTTCCAATGCGCCCACCTGTTGATTTGCCAGTATCAGGAAACAACGCCACAACCTCGTCACTGCCATCGTGAATGACATTGGCTGGCCAACGGCCACCTGTATTTTGTTCCCAACCGCCTGAACCATCGCCGCCACTTTCGGTTTCTTGAGTTCCAAAAGTGGCAGTTCTACTTCCCGCAACTGAATCATCTCCTTCGGCTCGACCAACCCTGCTCCCGTCAATGTTCAACCCGCCAGTGCCATAGGTCAGCACATTGGCGGCGACGGTGCCGACCAACGGCTTGCGAGCTAAGACCATCGGTTCGTGGGCAGGCTTTAGCGCCGTTCCCCAACCTTGCCATTGTTTTGCGGCGGCGGTGGCAGGGGCGGTAATTGGCACTTGATTTGTTGTAATTGGTTCTCTTTCACCAACAATTTTTCCATAAGCCTTGCCTGTGCCAATTCCCGCTGATTTCATTCCAACAACTTCACGCTCTGCACCAGCCGCCTTATCAATTCCCTTGCTGACATTGTGCGACTTAGGAAAGCCACTGCCATAAATCCACATAATCTGATCGCGGATTTCAAAACCTGCATCCTCGATGGCGACCGCCATTCTGTGATAGGTGCGAGAGCCTGAGAAGGCAATGAGATGACCGCCAGGCTTTAACACTCTCAGCGCCTCGCGCCAAGTCGCAGGATCAAAGGCAACGCCGCTTGCATCCCAACTCTTGCCCATAAATCCGAGCTCATATGGCGGGTCAGTGACAATGGCATCAACGCTGTTCTCTGCTAATGTCGGCAGAATTTGCCTGTTGTCGCCGTGATAAATTGCGAAGTTCTCGCCCTTGAAATACATCTCTCCCCTAACTTAAATCATCGAGTGCAGTGGCAGGAATCGAACCTGCCGATGAATGACCCCGTATCTCATCGCTCCCAAGCACTGCTTGGTTGCCCGTGGAAAGGTAGGACACAGGCAACCTTATGATGCAAGGCGATGACGGAAGGAAACCGCCTTGCGTGTCACAACTAGATTGGCTTTGCTCCAAGTTGTGCGAGCAGAGCTGCAACTTCAGGTGTTAGACCCGCAGTTGGATTTGCAACAGAGGCCACCGCCACAGGCGCAGGCGTTGCCACAGGCGCAGGCGGTGCCGCAAGATAAGCATTTGCCTTTGCAATTGCTGCCGCATCGCTAGTGGCATCTAGCAGAATCCACGGCGCGCTCTTGCCAGGCTTGGCAGGGCCTTGGCCGATGCGGGCAAGAACCTTCTGATTCAGTTTTGTCTTTAGCGCATTGCGAAGTGCAACATTGAACCAAAGCAAAGAGTTGTATTCGGTGTTTGTGTCAAGATTATAGACATTGACTTCGACTGCCTCGGCGATGCCGTGGACAGTTTGAATCCCTGTCTTATATTCAACGGGCGTGATTATGAGCAAGTGATTGGCAAGGTCTGCCACTTTCACTGACTCGCTTTGATTTCCTGGTGATGCGAAGGTCATTCCCCCGACTCCTTTTCTATTTTGTTTGCTTCATCTTCTTCATTGTTTTTTACTATGTCATTGATTGTCACTTCAATGTCGTTTTCATCAGCTTCTTCAGTTGTTTCAATCCAACAGTAGCCAACAGAGCCACCGCGCATTCCAATAAGCCAAGCGACAGAATTGAGGATTCTTGCTTCCCAATGCTTCATTGGACTAATTACG